GAAAAGAGGAAATAAATAGAATAGAGGAAGAATGGGAAAACCCATCCTCTAAGGCATATACACCAAATAAAGAAGAACCTTATAATATTAAAAGGCCTACCATGGCCGAATACGCAAAACTGCCAAAGTGTAAAGACGTAAAAGAAGGCAGCGACCCTAGGGTTAAAATAACGGGTTCTTTTATAGACGATAAATTATGTGGCCTCGAAGGATGGGTTAAACTCGATTTGGATCTCAAGGTTTTTCTAATGAGGTTTCAAGCTTCTTTGCCAGATGGAGAAGAACAATTAAATGTTACTAATGGTTTTAGAAGCAAGCAGTATAACGATGAAATTGGTGGATCTAAAGAATCTACTATGATGTCAGGTTTGGCGGTTGAAATTGAAAACCTTTATAGTGTTTCGGACGAACAGGAAATTATTGACTTGGCTTTGAAGGCAGGATTTAAAACAGTTAAACCACTTTCTGGTACAATTTATTTAGACTTAATAAAAAGACCTACGAGTAATCAATAATGACAATTGAAGCTATAACACCGTTAAAAAAACGAGCGACAATATATTCGGATTTTAGAAAAGATCTTGCGCAAAGTCCAATTTCTGAAGATATTACTATTCTTAAAGATGAAGACGCCGTCAAAGATTCAATAAGAAATCTTTTATTGACAGATCGAAGAGAAAGATTATTACAGCCTTTTCTTGGTGCCGGCCTTCGCGAAATGCTTTTTGAAAACATAACACCTGCGACCCTTAAATTAATTGAAGACCGTGTTAAAACAACAATCAGAGCATACGAGCCAAGAGCAGAACTTATTGATGTTGAGGTTGCTTCAGGTATAGACGATAATACAGTTTCAATTATAGTAAAATTTTATGTTATAAACTTAGAACAACCAATAACGTTAGATGTTATTTTAGAAAGGATAAGATAATGGCACAGCCTAATGCCCCAATAACAGAATTAGATTTTGATGCTATTAAAACTAGTTTGAAGGATTATCTAAAAACTCAAACACAGTTTAAAGATTATAATTTTGAAGGCTCAAACTTAAGTGTATTACTCGATGTTTTAGCTTTTAATACGTATCAGAATAATTTTTATACGAATATGGCAATCAATGAAATGTTTCTTGATACAGCCGTATTAACTAATTCTGTTGTTTCTCATGCAAAAGAATTAAATTATTTGCCAAGATCAAGAAAATCTGCAAAAGCGGTTGTGCGCGCAACAATACTTACGAATTATGCTGAAACTGAAGCAGCACCAGAGACGGTTACTATACCAGCATATTCTAATTTTAATACAACATATCTTGGTACAAATTTTACTTTTATTACTGACAAGGTACATCTTGCTCGAAGGACTGGCCCAAATCAATATTTGACTGAAGACATTGAAATTTTTGAAGGCCAAATGTTAACAAGTTTTCAAAGAGAAGGTTTTATTGTCGATGATGACGGCGTGTTAAAGGTTGCACTTTCAAACGATAATTGCGATACTGATACAATTGCGGTGTTTGTTGATGCAGAAGCAACCGATGACCAAAATGTATTTACTTATGCAGAAGATATTTTTGGTGTTGGGCCGACAGACAAAGTATTTTATGTTGAGCCGTATTTTGACAATCGTTATGCAATTTATTTTGGTAAAGACATTTATGGCGAACAGCCACAAGAATTTCAAGACGTTCGTGTAAGATACAGAGTTACGAGTGGCGAAGAAGGAAATGGCGCCAATTCTTTCACTGCTTCTTTTATTGAAGATGCTCAAATTAGTGTAACAACAATTTCGCCGGCGGCTGGAGGTGCTGAAAGAGAATCTTTAGAATCAATTAGATTCAATGCGCCAAAATCTTTGCAAGTTCAACAAAGAGCAGTTACTTCTGGCGACTATGAGACATTGCTCAAACAAAAGTTTCCAGAAATTACAGCAGTCGCCGCATATAGCGGAGATCAATTAAATCCACCTCAATTTGGTAAAGTTGCAATTTCAGTATATCTTAGAGACAACACTCGTTTAATTTCAAACACATTAGCTAATACTTATATTAATTATCTTATCGGTCGCAGTCCAATAGGTATTGAGCCAGTGTTTGTCCAAACAGAATTCTTATTTGCAGATGTTGAAATTAATGCATATTATACAACAAAACTTTTAAATAAATCAATTAGCGAATTAGAAACTTTAATTCGTCAAAAAGTTGGTACATATTCCGATGATAATCTTGAAGAGTTTAATAAAACATTTAGAAGATCAAAGCTTGCAAAATTAATCGATGATATCGATTCTGCAATTTTAAGTAATGTTATTACAGCAAGACCAATTATTGAATATTCACCAAATTTTGGTGCTGTTGCAAATCCTACGTTTAAGTTTGAATCACAATTGATTAAACCTTATCCTTTTGTTAAATCTTCAGGATTTACAGAATACAAGCCAGCAATTGAAAGTAGTACTTTTGATATTGGAGAAACTTGCGTATATTTACAAGATGATGGTTTGGGTAATATTCAGGTAATTACATTTGACCAAGTTAATCCTGAAGTATTAAATCCAAACGCTGGAACGGTTAATTATGAAACTGGTGAAGTAAAATTGATTAAATTTTTTGCAACGAGATACAGCGGATCAGGTATTAAAATCAAGGCTAGAACAAAGTCAGGAGATATCAAGTCTCCATTAGGTCGTGTATTTGTTATTCGTGATGAAGATGTAAGGGTTAAAATGATTCTTGAAGAACAACAGTCAAAAGACTCCGTTTCAACAAACATCAATTAAGAGTATATAAGCTGTGCCATATTACACAAACGAATTAATTTATAAAAACATTTCGTTTTTAATTGATAGACAATTCCCTGCATATTATAGGGAAAATGGCGCTGAGCTTGTAGATCTCGTTAAAGAATATTATAAATGGATGGAAACGGATACAAAGGCCAGCCATTATAATGCCCGTCGAATGTTTGAGTATCGAGATATTGCATACACTGCAAAACAGATGCTTGTGTTTTTTCAGAAAAAATATTTGCCAGATCTTCCTTATAAAGAAGACGCGGTTGATATTATTGTAAGAAACATACATGATTTGCATCAACGCAAGGGAACAAGCGATGGCATAGAATTGTTCTTTAGTTTATTTTTCAATGAAAATGTAATTGTTGAATACCCAGCAACTAAAATGTTTAAACCGTCGTCTTCTAATTGGAACACTGGCGTTTATTTACAGTTGTATCCAAATACAGGAGTGTTTAAGAGTCAAAGCGGAATTGAATACGCTTATAAAGATTTAATTGCAAGAAACATTACGGGATCTGTCACCGGCGCAAAGGCGGCCGTTGATAAAATTAATATAGTGCTACTTTATAAAGTTAGAACACCGATCATTTATATAGATCAAGTACAAGGTCAATTTGAAAAATACGAACAAATTGTAACTAATATCAATGGAGAAGTTGTATCTTTCGGACAAGTTAATGGATCTTTTTCTGAAATAGAAATTGACACAACTGCAGGCGGTACCACTGGTAATAAAGTCGGAGACATTTTTCCAGTAGAAAGCACTACAGGCTATGGCGGAAAAGCAATCGTTACTGCAGTATCCGATAAAGCAGAAGGCGAAATCATATATGACTTGGCAGAAGGCGGTTGGGGATATACATTAGAGAATACAAAACTTTTAGTTTCAAATCAAGTATTTTTTGTAGAAAATGTTAATCTTGATTTTATTCCATACGAAAGAATAACCGATTCACTTGGAAATGAAGGTATTATTACAGGTCAATCTAAAACAGCAATAGGAGTTAGGTCTGTTTTTGGAGATCCAGGTTTTGTTTTAGGTCCTACATTTTCAACTCTTGACAGAAACCCAAATATTACTATCAACGTAACAGCGATTACCGCTTTAAATGAATCGTCACCTGGAGATTTGTTTCCTGAAACTGGTGACCCGCTTGACGTAAAAGTTAATGAATTGGAATATACTGAAACTGTAAGTTTAATTGTCGACGAAGTTAATCCTTATCTTAATGTAGCATTAA